GCGGCAATGACTTTTAACTTTACCAACGTGCCTACTCTTGATGCTCGGTCTATCACAGTAACAGTATTTGTAGTTCAAGGTGCTACGGGTTATATCCCTACAACATTACAAATTGCTGGTTCGGCTCAAACAATTAAATGGGCTGGAGGAACTGCTCCAACGGCTACAAGCACAGCAGGAAAGATTGACGTATTTTCATTTACTTTTATTCGTCGTTCAAGCGCGTGGACTACGCTTGGCACTAGCCTGCTGAATTTCTAATGCCTAGATGGGGAAGTACAAGTAAAATTTTTAGTCCTGCTGGAGGAATTAGTAGAGCGTCATACAACAACGCTACTGGTGGAACAATTACTACATTTGTTTCCACAGGTCAGGCTGGAACAACTACTGGTAGAACGTATCGTGTTCATTCGTTTACAACTACTGGTGCAAATTCTTTAGTAGTTACTGCTGCTACCAAACCGTTTGATTGGCTTATTGTTGGTGGTGGTGGAAATAACGCTTCCGGCGGTGGTGGTGCAGGTGCATTTAAGCAAACATACGGTGGAACATTAACTGCTCAAACGTATTCAATAACAGTGGGTGCTGCTGCACAATCTTCTACTTTTAATGGCACTACTTCTGGTGCTGGTGGTGGAGGCGGTGGCGAAGGTAGCGGTGGCGGCGGCGGATCTAACGGTTCTTCCGGTGGCGGTGGAGGCATGCAACCTTCCGCTAGAGGCGACTGGATTCCCGGTGGGTCCGGCAGTAGTCCCGGAACTAATGGTGGGCAAGGTTCTATGGGTTGGGATTACGACTCAAACGGTGCTGGTGGTGGCGGTGGTGGTTCTACTTCTGGCGGTGGCAATGGTGGTTACCGTTACGGTGGTGGCGGTGGTGCTGGAACAAGTAGCGCAATACGCGGAACTGCCTATACATACGCAGGTGGCGGAAACGGCTGGGGTACGGATGGTCCCGGTGGTGGCCCCGGTACTTACGGTTCAGGTGGAGCGACTCAAGGAATTGTAGTTATACGTTATGAGGTAGCAGGATGATTAATTATGAATGGAATCAAGAACTGCTTGTTTGGGAAGCCGGAATTCCTAGTAGCGTTCCAGTTGTTAGAGAATACGATTGGGAAACTGCAAGCGACGGCCCTCCATTTATGGCGTATATTGCAATACCAAAGACTGCAACAAGTTCTATTTTTGAACAACTAGCAATGCCTAGAGTGTGTTCATCACGACATCAGACAAGACATGTTCCAGCGGTGGCAATGTTTAATCACGATCACGATCATTCTTTAGTAACATTTATTCGTGAACCACTTGCGCTTTACTGTTCATTTTTTTATTTTATGAAATGGCGTATTGACAACGGTTTTATTGGCAGTCCTATGCAAATGTTTCATGCCAACTCTGCGAATGTTGCCCTTATTCAATCTGGCGTAACGCTTGAAGAATTTCTTTTGCAGTGTCCTATCGGTCAATTTTATCCATACTTTATTCGGCCTTTAACGGCGCAAGATTTTGATTTCATTGGTAGCGTTGAAAGGTTTGAAGAATCTATTGCTGCTTTTAATGCAATGTTTAATTTGTCGCTTGATGTTGTTCATTACAACGAAGGACAACAGAGTTCTCCATATGCTGTGAGTGATGAGGTTATTGCGGCTTTTAAGTCACGCCAGTCTGAAGAATATGTTGTGTATAACGAATTGCTGTTGGCTTCTAATTTACTATTAGGAAACTAATGAAAATATCCGTCTACGCTATTGCAAAGAACGAAGCGCAATTTGTAGAACGATGGTATGAGTCTGCTAAAGAAGCCGACTACCTCACTATTCTGGATACTGGCTCAACTGATAATACTGTCACGCTAGCCCGTGATTTAGGTATCCATGTAGAGCGATGGAAGTTTGATCCTTGGCGGTTTGATAACGCTAGAAATCTGAGTCTTCAAATGGTCCCGGAAGACGCTGATCTTTGCGTAGCGCTGGATATGGATGAAGTTCTTGTAGAGGGTTGGGTGGAGCATCTAAAGGCTGCACATGCTGATGGGGTAACTCGTCCTCGCTATCAGTACACATGGTCATGGGTTAATGGTAAACCCGGATTGCAGTATGGGGGTGACAAGATTCATGCGCGTCATGGATATTATTGGAAGCACCCCGTCCATGAGGTCATCATGCCTAAAGGTGAGGAAGTACAAGGCTGGTATGGGCTTGAGATCCATCATTATCCTGATGAAACTAAATCCCGTGGACAATACTTTCCGCTGCTTGAGTTAGCAGTTAAGGAGGATCCTGATGATGATCGTAATGCTCATTACCTTGCTCGTGAGTACCTTTTTGCTGGCCGTAACGATGAGGCAATAGCGGAATTTAAGCGGCACTTGTCTTTACCTAGGGCAGTGTGGCGGCCTGAGAGGGCTAGGTCTATGCGGTACATTGCCCAGTTGTCCACAGATAAATGGGAGCAGGGTGACTGGCTTGGATGGGCTACTGAGGAAGATCCTGAATCTCGTGAGGCTCTTCTCGAATATGCTCAATGGGCGCACGATATGGAACTGTGGCAGATATGTTTGCAGTCTTCTATAGCGGCATTAAAGATAACTACTCGACCTCTTACCTATCTTACTGAGTCTTGGGCTTGGGGAACTAGGGCACATGATCTTGCCGCTGTAGCGGCTTATAGGCTGGAATATTACCGTGAGGCAGCGTTTCACGGTATGGAAGCGGTAAAATTAGATCCGTATGACGGTAGACTTGCTGCTAATGTAAAGTTTTATTTGGAGGCCGCAGCATGACCACAATGCTTGATTTAGTGAGTGACACTCGCCGTATGGCTTTTGGCTCTGTGCATGACCAAATTAATCTTGTTGCCCAGCCTTATACCGCTAACTCTACTAGCCTTGTTCTTGACATGGATGTGTCAGGTATTACACAGGGCATGACCATATCTGGTGGTCTAAATGTGTGGTTTGTTCGCGGCATTGATACCGCTTCCAATAGCGTCAATGTTATTCCCGGCTTTGATAACAGTCCCAAAAAGGATCTTGCCGTAAATGAGTTTGTTTACATTAAACCTAAGGTTACTGACTGGTACATGTTTGAAACTATGAATCAAGAGATTCTTCGTTTATCCACTCCTGAACATGGCTTGTATCAAGTTGCTTCTTGGGTAGCAGATGTTGACCCTACTTGGCAGACTTACGAAATCCCTACTGAGGCTTTAAATATGATTAGCCTTCTTCGGGTACGTTACCGTATGCCGGGTTCCCCTGATGTTTGGTACGACATTCCAGAGAAGGCTTACCGTTTGCAGTTAAACGGTGGTTCTGAATCTACTCTTACTTCATACATTCGTTTGCTTCGTAACATTCCTAGCGGTACAGAAATTCAATTCCTTTACAAGTCTCCATTTTATCAAGCCACTGAATTATCTGACAACGTTAATGAAGTATGTGGATTGTCTGAAACTATGGTTGACATCCCTACCCTTGGATGCCTAGCAACTTTGCTTCGCACAAGTGAGTCACAACGTGCTCAACCTCAACAGCAAGGTGATGCTCGTCGCGCTAATGAAGTAGTTGCTGGGTCTAACTTGAGTGTTGCTGCTCGTGTTGAGAAGGATCACCAGATGCGGATTTGGGAAGAAGCGGCTCGCTTAACGTCGCGTATTTCATACATTCGGAGTATGTAATGACTGGTAATGTTCAGATTACTCAACCGTTTGATGAACCGTTTAATCAATCTACGGCTGGCTTGCCTTCAAGTTTTTCTCCTAGCGTTATTGGTATTAATGGTGTTCCTTATTTAATTGATACTTCGCCTAGTTATGTTGGTGAAGGCCGCTATAAGCGTGAATCGTTTGAGGTAGTTCAGCAACGTAACGTGGATTCTCAACGAGATTTGTTGTTGCTTCCTCAGAATGTTTGGCGGCAACAAATGCAGTCATGGCATCAGGGTGCTGGTCAAACAAATACTGACCGTGATGATTCTTTGCCTTACCGTTTTCATACTTCGTTTGGTATTAATCCTTGGACTAAATGGCGTTGTGAATTGCTTCCAGCAACCAAGCAATTGTATGGAACAGATGGGTTTACTGGTTCTACTTGGTTGACTACTTATGGTGACTATCTTGCTGTTGTCAACAATCAAACTATTTGGTGGTATGACGAATTATCCGTAGGTAGCAGTGCGTCTGCCGGTAGCACCATCCCTAACAGTGGGCATACCATTATTGATATTGCTAACTTTGGTGCTAAAGTTACTACCCTGCACAACGATGGCAAAGTGTATGAAACTGCTGGACCGGGAGTAAGTTCAACACTTAAAGGAACTTACACTAACGCTAATTTTATTGCGTATGAAAAAGATTTTCTACTTGCAGGTATTACTAACACTTTGCGTGACATTACCGCTGGTGGCGCTGGGGATCTTATTTATACTAGCCCAACGTCAGGTTTCCGCTGGCAGTCTGCTGCTCCGGGTGACTCTTGCATTTATGTTCTTGGCGGTGTTCAAGACAAATATCTTATTCATCGCGTTGGTATTTCTCAAGATGGTACTGGTCTTACTCCAGCAATTGTTGCGGCTAATCTTCCTGATGGAGAGATTGGTTACTGTATAGATTCTTACCTTGGATTTATTATGATTGGTACTAGCCTTGGTGTTCGTATTGCTACACCAAATAATGCTAGTGGTGATCTTACTCTTGGTCCTATCATTCCTACTTCTCAACCTGTGCGTTGTTTTGAAGGACAGGATAGGTTTGTTTGGTTTGGTGTTTCGTCAATGGATGGTGGCTATTCTCTTGATAGTGAGTATTTTCCCGTAGATCCTGTATCTGGTTTGGGCCGCATGGATCTTTCTACAACGACTACAAGTTCCCTTACTCCTGCTTACGCTAATGACATTGCCGCTGTATCTGCAACGGCAAACATAACGCGATCCGTTACTACCTTCCTAGATAAGCAAGTGTTTTCTGTAGATAGCGAAGGTGTGTGGTTTGCTAGTGACGATTTTGTTGAGGCTGGCTGGTTGCATCAGGGCACAATGTCGTTTGGTATTGAGGATCTTAAGACTGGTTTGTATGTTCAGGCTAAGTGGGAGCCTCTTGTTGGTGAGATTGATTTAGATATTTCTTACGATTCTTCTGGCTATATCCGTCTTGGTACGTTTAAGCAACAAGGTTCTATTCGTAGCGGCAATGCTTCTCTTGATGGTGTTCAATATTCTCGTATTGATTCACGGTTTGTTTTGCGCCGTAGTAATGATGTGACTACTTCTCCTCATTTTAGTCGTTGGGAACATCGTGCTATCCCTGTTCAGGGTAGGACTTCTCGATGGACGCTACCAATTATGAATTATGAAGAGTTAACTATTGATACTATTACTTATAGTCGTGATCCTTTGCAGGTATATTTGGCTCTTGTTGATCTTGTTGAGAGTCGCAAATTGTTTACCATGCAAGAGTCCGGTATTTCATATCAGGTATATGGAAAAGATTTTGTTTGGTCACCTGAAAAGTTGACCATGAACGGTAAGTCTTGGCAAGGAATGTTTACCCTATTAGTGGAGAGTATACAATGAGACGACAATATTCGGGCGGTGCTCAACCTGCTCAACTCACAAGTAGTCTGGGCAATTCAACTGCTGACCGCACTATTTATTGTGACGATCTTACTAACTGGCCTGATGGCAGCATTGGACCTTTCTACATTGTTATTGACCGGGCTAAGGCAGCGGAAGAAAAAATCCTTTGTTCTTCTCGTAGCGGCAACGTGCTCACTGTTTTTGATGATGGTATTACTAATGGTCGTGCCGCTGATGGCACTTCTATTACTAGCCATTCTGCTAATGCTGTTACTGAGCATATTTTTACGGCGACTGACGCTAATGAAGCCAACTTGCATGTAAACTCTTCAACGGTTATTCATGGCATTACTGGGGCGCTTGCTGGGGTTACTGCTACCCAAACGCTTACAAATAAAACCATTAGCGGTTCCTCTAATACGTTGACTAACATTGCTCAGTCTTCTGTAACTAATCTTGCTACATCGCTTACTAGCGTAACTATTAATCCTCAAACGGCTTCTTACACGCTGGTTCTTGGTGATGCTGGCAAGCAAGTTGAAATGCTTGTTGCCACAGGAAATACTCTTACTGTTCCGCCAAACTCAAGTGTTGCTTTCCCTGTAGGAACTCTAATTCTTATTGTTCAAACTGGTGCTGGTCAAACAACAGTAACGGCTGGTGCTGGAGTAACGATTAACAGCACCCCGGGTTTGAAGTTGCGTACTCAATGGTCATCAACAATGCTTGTTAAGAGGGCTACTGATACTTGGTTTGCCGCTGGTGATTTAAGTGCCTAGCAGTATTATTTTTGCTGCTGTCGCTAGTTCAGGCAAATTTAATAATGCCACTGGCGGCACTATTACTACGTTTACTAGCAGCGGTCAGACTGGAACTGTTACTGGTGGTGTGTATCGTGTTCATGCTTTTACAACTGCTGGCGCAGGAACATTTACTGTCACCAATAATATTCAACCGTTTGATTGGCTGATTGTTGGTGGCGGCGGTGCTGGAGCAAGTAACACTGATCTTGGTGGTGCTGGTGGTGGCGGTGCTGGCGGTGTCAAGCAGACGCTTGCTGGTTCTCTTGCCCTTGGAGCGCTGTCTTTAACTGTCGCTGCTGGTGGCGGTTCTTCTGTCTTTAACGGCATTACTGCTGGTTCCGGTGGCAATGGCGGTGCTCAAGGGGATAACGGTGGAAGTAACGGCGGCAGCGGAACGAATGGTGGTTCCGGTGGTGGTGGTGGTGCTGGCTATATCGTCAATTCACCGTGGAGTTCTGGCGGTGGTGGAACGTACTCCGGCGGTCAGGGTGTAAGCGCACCCGATTATGACGGTAACGGCGGAGGTGGCGGCGGTGGCGGTTCCGCAAGCAACGGCGGTCAGGGTGGCTACCGTGGCGGCGGTGGAGGTGGCTCTTCTACTACTTTGACTATTACTGGATCTTCCCAAGGCTACGGTCAAGGTGGCGGTGGCACAGGCCGAGACAACATTAGTACTTCAACTGGTGCTGCTAATACAGGTAATGGTGGCGTTGGTGGCGGCGCAGGTGGTACAGGAATTGTCGTAATACGTTATCGGATTGGTTAAGCCGGAAAGGGCTGCTCATGGTACTCGCTGGATTCTTCGACATTAACAATAATGGGTTGGACATTGCCGATATAGGCACTATTTGCGGTGTGATAGGGGCAATTGCTATCTCTACGCGCTGGATAGTGCGCCATTTGGTAAATCAGATCCATGAAATTGTGGTCGAAGAAGTTACTAAAGCAACGTATCCTATTAATCCCAAGGCTAACGGTGGCCTGTCATTACCAGATGTAGCGCGTGAAACGTATAAGAATACTCTTATAACCCAAGCGATTGCTGACCATTTGGGTATTGATCTTAAGGAGAAATAATGTTAGATAAACTTCCAGCCTCAGTGCGCCACTTCTCGTTGCTGCTCATTGCCGCTGTTTTGGCTTGGGCTGCTCAAGGTATTCCTAATGTTGATCCTATTCTTGGCAGTCTCATCGGCGCTGTTGCCACGTTTGGCATTGCCTATATTACTCCGTTGACTCGCCAGTATGGGGTTGGTAATGATGCGAGTATTTCGTGACTCAATCGCTTAATGGGTGGGTTGTTCCTCCTAAACATCTTGTGACTAAGAAAGTTCCGGGTGCTGATCGTCGCCTCACGTTGGCTGAGGATGCTGCCCCTTTGCTGCTTGCTGTAGCGGCTGATTACAACAAGTCTGTGCGTCGTATTGATATTGGGCCTACTGATGAAGGTGGCTACAACAATCGGGATGCTAACGGTGCTCCGGGTAGAAAATCTAATCATGCTTCCGGGAGCGCCATAGACCTGAATTGGTCTCAGGAAGGTGCTCAGAACTCTAACTGGGGCAAGAAGTTTTTTAGTCAAGTAAAGACTAAGGCTGCTATTGCTGTGATGAAACAGCGGTATGGCAAATGGATTCAATGGGGAGGGGACTGGCGTGCTCAAGATTTTATGCATTGGGAAATTAAGCCGGGCGTGACCCCAATTATGGTCAAGGCTGCTTGCACAAAACTCAACATTAACGCTGATGGAGTTCGCGGATAAGGGGTTCTTATGGGTTTCATGGATTTGTTAAAGACTGAACAGAGTAAGAGTGTTGGTGGTACTCGGTGCGCTGTGTGTGCTTTTGTTGATACCCTCCCCGATAAGGATGCTAAGGAATTTCAGGCTGGTCTTGATGATAAGAAGTTCTCTCATTCTTCTATTGTGAGGGCTTCTATCGCTGAGTTTGGGGTGCGGTTGAATCCTCAGTCTGTTGCGAGGCATCGTAAGAAACTTTGTGTGACTATCACATGAGTTTTTCTGACCGGCTCAGTGAGTTTACTGATTCTGGTAGCACTGGTGCTCAGTCTGAATGGGTGAAGACTCCTTCGGGCTGGGAGGCTGGTATCAAGTATGAGCCTGATGGTTCTCGTATTGTTACGACTGCCGCTGTTCCTGAGACTGATGACTATGCCGGTCTCGTTGAAAAGATTTCTGGTCAAATCCCTGAAGGTTACCGTGTGAGATTAGCAGAGGCTCGGGTTGACCCGGCTGCTTGGCATCGTGATGGGGAGGGTGAGGATGCTGTTACTCGCCCTATTGTGCGGTATCGGTTTGTTGTGGAGTTGGCCCCTAAGTCTGTCTCCATAGATGACCTTCTCAAGGCCGTAGGGAAACGTAGAGGCTCTAAACCTGTGTCTCTGGGGGATTCTGTCGGGACGTATCTTGTCGCCGCAGGGGACCTCCAATTGGGTAAGCCTGATGGTGGAGGCACAGCGGCAACTATTGACCGGGTTATTGCTTCCCATGAGGCTTCGCTAGATAGGTACAAGGCTTTGCGGAAGCGTGGGATTGTTGACGAGGTAGTTCTTCCTTGGCTGGGTGACTGCATTGAAGGCACAAACAGTCAGGGCGGCAACCTTATTGCCCGGCTGGATATCACCATTACTGAGGCTGTAAGGGTCTACAGGCGGCTTATGATGCGTCAGGTGACTGACTATGCCAAGGTCGCTTCTAAGGTCACTGTGGCTGTTGTACCGGGCAACCATGATGAGGCTGTCCGTATGGGCAACCAGATGGCTACTCGCTATGACGATTCTTGGGCTATCGAGGGAGCGTCACAGGTTGCTGACGCTATGGAACTTGCCGGATACGACAACGTGACATGGGTGTTCCCCGGTATTGATGAACTAGATCTGTGCATTGACATCGCTGGCACACGGGTAGGACTGCTTCATGGACACCAAACTAAAGGCAAAATGGAGACATGGCTGGGTGGTGCGGCTGTCCAGCGTCGCGCTATTGGCACTGCTGATGTAGTGCTGTCTGGGCATTATCACCATCTCAAAATACAACAAATAGGGCCAACTACCCATATTCAAGTACCGGCTATGGATGGTGGAAGCCTGTGGTGGAGGCATAAAGGTGGCACTGATGCCCCTCCGGGCATGGTTACAGCGGTCCTCAATAACGGCTGGCGAGGGCTGGAGATCCTGTGAATCCTATTGACCGCACCATCGCTGGCGATGCCGTATCGCTTGTTATAGGGGAAAGGTCTGATTCTTATGATGATAATGGCGAACCTAGCGTTCGGATTGTTAGTCGCCTTTGGTCTGCTTATCTGGATGTCGGAATAACTGAGGCTGACGTATGCCACATGATGGCCCTGCTCAAGATTGGTAGGACTCGATCTGGCTATAAGCGTGACTCCTACGTTGATGCCGTAGGCTATGAACTGTTGGCTGAGGCATTACAGAGGAGTCCTGATGGCAGTAACTAAGAACCTTGTAGTGAAACTGTCCTATTGCGATTTGAAGGTCGAGTTTATCGCTGAGGGCATGTCTGGGAACATGTGGAATCCTGATGTAGCGGATGATGTGATGCGTCGGGCTAAACAAATGTGGCGTGATGCTCTTGAGGCTATGAATGATACTGATACTTGGAACTCTGTAAGTGTTGCTGAAGATGAGGATGAATAATGGATCTGTCTACTTGCCTGAAAGAACTGTTGGCTAATGAGGTGACAATGTATCTCAAGGCTCACGGCGCTCACTGGAATGTTGAAGGGATCTTGTTCTCTCAATACCATGATTTTTTTGAAGCAATCTATACTGATGTGTTTAGCAGCATTGATCCAACTGCTGAGAACATTCGTAAACTTGGTGACTTTGCTCCATTCACACTTCCCGAACTAAACAAACTGCGCAAGGTCGAAGATCAGAAAACTAAGCCAACGGCAATCGAGTTGGTCAAGGATCTCCATGAAGCCAACGAAACACTTATTGATTGTCTTGATACTTGCTCTGAGGCTGCAACCGAAGAAGGCGAATGGGGTATCGCTAACTTCCTTGCTAGTCGTGATGAGATGCACAAGAAGTGGCGTTGGCAGTTGGAAGCCTCTATGAAGGGCTAAATCTTTTTTCTGCTTCCTTCCCAAACGTGACCTTCCATGTTGGGATTCACAAAAGGATTAAGTGAATATATTTCTACCGGATAATATACTTCTTTTATTTTCCTTTTAACTTCCCTGAGGTGCATCTCCCACCGTTCTAGCCATTGCTTTGAGTCGCTTGTCACTAGATTCCCTGACTTGTACCCTTTGTCATTTGTTTCACCGTCTAAAGTTCCACAGTCTGCCCCAACAAGAATGATTGTTGATGCCCCCATATAGGCCGCTAAATGCATTGACCCATGAAGACTGGTGCTTCCCACAAGTAATCCATCGTCATTGTCAGGCCACATGGTGTCTACGTTAAAGTCGTAGTCAGCGTTTTTGTGTGGGTAGAAAACAATATTTTCTGGTGCATCTTCTGGTGCTTTATCCCCAAATCCTTGATCGCGTTCTGGACAAAAGAACGCATGATTTGGATATTTTGCTGCTAGTTCTAGCGCTTCTCCATAAATATAGTGAGTGTGAGTAGTTAAAGATATTGGCATATTGTAAAGGCCAAGTCTTTCTGCAATCCCATTTGTTGCTATTACTTCTTTGCCTATAAAAAAATTAGGATCAATATGACTAATAGTAGCCCCTGAGCCTAAGACATATATGTCTGAATTGCCTGCCCACCAAATTACATCTTCGTATTCCTTAAACAAATATTTCACGCCACTCTTCCTCTCTCGCTTCAATGCTCCAATTTTTCTTAACTATTGTTAATGCTCGCTGACTGTCTGTTATGCGTGTCGCTTTTTTGAGATACATGGTTGCTGCTGCTTTCCACTGCTCAGGAGTATCTGCTAGGACTCCTACTCCGTCTTCGTGCAGAAGCCGGTACTCTGGCATGTCAGAGGCTATAAAAGGTAGTCCTGCGGCTGCGTATTCTAAACCTTTAATGTTTGATTTGGCTTCATTGAAAGGAATGTTGTTGAGGGGAACAATCCCCACATCGAATAAAAACCCGTCAGCGTATCCTGTAATTGCCGTGAGGGGACTCATGGTTAAGCGTTTTGGGTTTATCCCAGTTATCTCATGGAACATTGGCGCTGTGGGAGTCCAGCCTGCGTGATGAAAAGACAGATCGTGTTCTTCTAAAAAGTCTGGTAGCCACTCGCTAAGTTGTTCAAGATCGTTATTGCGGAAATTAATTGAGCCAGTCCACCCAAATACTGGCTTGCGGTCAATGTGTTTGCGTGGAGTAAACATGTTCATGTTCACCCCGTTGCGTACCATTTTTACGTTAGGGAATCGTTGACTGTAAAAATCATAGAGGAAAGGGGTGCTTACCGTGATGAGGTCTGCTTCAGCGATTACGTCTTCATAAAAGTCTCTGTTGGCTTTTTTGTTATGGTCTGGGTGAGTGATGGTGAAGGCTTTATTTGCTGGGGTGAGTCCTTGATAGTAGTCATCAATGTCTACAATAAAGCGTTGTCTGGCGTTTGTTTTAGCGAGTCGCATTTGTGGTGCTGTTGTGCGGTCCATGATGAGTTTAAGAACAATAGTGTTGTATCCAAATAGTCCTGTGTTTGCGTTTTCTTTAGCGCCGTAACCTCTTATTGGATCATAAACAGGTAGCCCTACGACTGCTTTATGTCCACACATAAGGGCTGGGAGATAGCAGCGGTAGAAGTTGCATCCTCCGGGCACAAGGTTAGGTTCTGAACCTGACCAGTCGCGTGTCAGGAAAGCAACTCTGGTCATCCGATGTACTCATAGCAACCACACTTACATTGCCCACCTTTGTGCCGGTGTTGGCAGGCAGTGCAGGGGGGAACGGCTTGCAAAACTGGCGGCTCCGAGACTTCAGTCACAGGAAGTACGGGTGCGCCTGCGGTTACGGTTCCCGGGTTGCTGACTGGTGTGGGTATGGCTGGGTTGTAGCAGTCTGCGTCGGTCCATGTGGTTTGGATTGCGTGGTCGCCGGGGTGTCCGGCTGGCATGTCGCATCGTTGCAGGTTTTTGTTGAGTGCCCAACAGATTCTTACTTCAGTCATGTGTTGCTCCTTGTTTAGGCGAGTGGGGCGAGGGAAACAGGAGAGAAAACCTCGCCCCACTCTGGATCTTGCTAGCCCAGCGAAGGGGGAGGACGCTGACGGGATGGCTAACAAGAAGTTATTGGCTCCTTGTTTTGGATATATCTAACCGCATGTAACCGCTTCGGTTGCCTGATGGTTGGACTTCGACCCACCTTACATCATGCTTTCCTGTCGTGCCGTTAATTCCGACAAGCATATTTTGGGCTTCTGCTTTGGACTTCTCGTGCATTTTGATTATCTCTTTAGACTCGTTGTACATGTCTACCGCGTCAAGGAGATAGCCGTCAAGGATTGGTTGCCCACCATCATTCATGGTGAGTCCTCCACGGCATACAGTGAAATGGCTACAGATTTTTTGGCATACCGCTGATGGTAGGTCGCGGCTTGCTGCTTCTCCTGTTTTCACTGCATAGATTACGTCACCGATCCAAGCGTCAATCTCGTCGGTGAGGGTTGGGTCCATTTCTTCTAGCGTCTGGTAGACCACTGATTCTTTGCCTGACCTGTCTATGTAAATGTTGCCTACATAGATTGGTTTGCTGTCATCTAAATACCCTGCCGCTATTGCCCCCATTGCGTAGAGGTGGCGTTGGAACTTGTGTGACTGGTCTGTTCCTTGTCGCTTCACCCATTGCAAACCGTCCTTAGTTTTAATGTCAAGGATGGTGTTGTCTTCTGGGATGAGGATGTCTGGATGCCCACTGATTTCTACCCCACTAGGCAGGGTCGCTGTGAGTCGGATCTTGTCAATGCTGCCCACTAGCCATGTGGGGAACATTGCTTTGATAGCGGCCTCAGTGTAGGTGTGGATCGCTGTACCGATTGCTGCTGCCATGACTGGTACTGAGTCGGTTGGTTCTACCCCAATTGTTTTGAGGGTCGCTAACTGTCGGCAGAAACCGATGTCTGATGGGCCAAGGATTCCTTTATCGGATTGCAGTGACCTTGCTGAGTTGTCGCTGTAGGCGGTGAGGGCTGCGTCTATTGCTAGGCCGTAGTCTTTCACTTCTTCTCCTTTCTGTGACATGATTTGCACATTCCGTATTGTTTAAGGCTGACTGGCGGTGTTTCAGCACCGCACTTAACGCACTTCATTCTTTGCCCACCGTTGCCATTGCCCGGTCAAGCCATTTGCCTAAGGTCACTCCTTGGTAGATCCAGTCGTTGCAATCTAGGGAGTTCATTTCGGCCTTGATGCTGAGAAGTTCTGTCACATTTTTGTCAGAGATCGCTGCCTTCATGGATTCAATCCAGCCTCCAGCGCCTTCTGTGTCTGCGGCTACTGCCTGAACGATTGGTTCTAATGGGACAGATGTCTCATTAGGTTTCTGCTCGCGGTCAAGTGTTGTGCCTACTACGTCTCGTGTTGATCCGTCGTCGTACAGGCTCAGTCCAAATTGCGTACCGAGGTTGATTGCTGCTCGTTTGAGCGCGTCGGACTCTGCTGTCTTAATTGCCATATCGTGCGCCTCACCGCGTTGCGATAGCGATGATGATCCAACGGCTGCTTCTGTGTAGGTAGCGTCTTGGATTGTGAGTCGTAGGGTGACTTTCCACCCGACTGACCATTGTCCTTTTTCATTCTGTTCCTCAAAGACTACGGTTGATTCAATTACGTCTGATGACCAGTTGAGGAAACCAAAGATTCTGTTGAGGTGTGCTTTGACATCCCACGCCTCAAGGTAACTGAGTTGCTTGCCTCCTCCACCTGATCGTTTGGCGATACGGGATTGGTTGAGGGGCTTGAGCAATTGGTCATACTGCTGTTGATTAATCATGTTACTCTCCTGTTTCATAATTAGTTTTACTAGGATATAGATGTGGAGCATCAGAGTCAATGTCTTACAACGATTTCTACAAAGACTTTCAGTCCCTCATGGACAACATAAACCATGACTCTGACATTGTGAACAAACTCAAAACCATTACCCACCTATACAAAGAATCTCAACGTTTACTCATTGCCGCCAGAGATGAGGCAGCGTATGAGATACGTCAAAAGTATTGCGCTTCAGATGCAGCGGTGATTACCGGCTACGACCGTAAGTACATTGATTATTGGGCTAAGCGTTGGATGGTTCTTAAGGATCTTCCAAAGTTGAAGCGGATTAAGCGTCAGGATTTATCTAACGCTATTGATCTTTCCAAAGGGTAGGACCGTGTGGGCTTCCCCTCCAACACACGGTCCTATGTCCCCTGCGAAGGAACATTTGTGACACTACCATCAGGGTTTAGTTGATGCCACCCATTCCACAATTTAACTGAAACTGATGCTGGTGTAAGTGCTTGCGGTACTAGCCAGCCATTGATGTAGGACTTTTTTCTATCTTGCTCAACTCTTTCATGGCAGCCTTGGTGTAGGTAAAGGGCGTTTTCAGGGCCGCCAGTATCTCCTCGTTTTGAACCGCCCATGCCACGCGGCCTGCGATGGTGGAACTGACCACTGTCCGTGAAGATCCCACAGAGATCGCACTTGCTTTGTGTTCGTGTGAGAATAAGGTTTCTGACATCCGGTGTAAATCCTCCTGTTGGTTTTGCCATTAGTGTTTACGTCGCCCAAAGTAGACGATTGTTTTGCACAGTATCCATATGCCACCGATGGCTAACCCAGCGATGTAGATAAAATATTCAAGTCCGTTTGTCATTTGTAACCTGCTTCTTTGAGGAGTTGCACCAGCATCCCAAGTGGGAGTGTGGCAAATTGCTCGGAGGGTAACGTTGTTCCATGTTTTTTGTGGACGACCACCCCAACCATTCCTCCTGCGTTACTAATTTCACGTTGGAGTTCTTTGATCCAGCCCGGTAACGAGTCGCCGCGATGGTTCTTGCACTCGAACGTAAACGGTTTTCCTTCCGGCGAAGTGACACCATGTATGTCACCACGATCATCAGTCCAACCAGCACGAGTCCGGTCAGCAGTAAAGCCGCTTTCCCTAAGATAATCCACGATTGATCGCTCATATGAATCTCCTTTAATTTTTTGTGGGTTTACCATTTGCAGGCATACCTTCCACCATTCCAATGATGCAAGCCTTTGCCTACACCATGCCAGTTAGCGATAGTGTAAAAAGCCATGTCCATGTAGAACCTATGCCAATTCTTTCCTTGTGTGTGCAACAAACGGTACTGAATCTTGTCACCTTGTTTCTTTCCAAACATGTGACGTAGTTCTGGCCCCATCATCCATGCCGCACCACGCACTAACGGTGCAGTCATTTGATAGGTGGATTGATACAAGCCATGTGATCCGGTTCCCCAGTATTGGAATCGTCCTTCTCTCTGGCCTATGCACTTACGAGTACGCTCCTGTGACTTTTGGTAATACTTTCCTTTATACGCTGAGTCTTGTATCCCTGTTTGGATTGGGTCTGCTTTGGTCATATGTATTTGTGGTGCTGGTGCAAGAGTTACTGCTGCTACTAACACTAGGCTGGTAATCATCTGACTCCAATGCTCGGAATTTCGCCACCTTTAATACTGCACAAGGTCGGCCTGATCTGCCTTTCCTTCGCTCGCCGCTGTCAAAGATTAATCCTTTGCGTTTCAGGGCTGCTGGTCGGGCAGTGATGCTGCTGTAAGAAAAATCAGGATGTAACAGGATTAGTTCGTCTTGTGTAATCCCGTAGGTTCCTGCTTGTTCGATGTCTTCAAGTACCATCGCCTCCAGCCTGCTTGCATCTAGTGTGTACGCCGCTATGTGCGACGTATCGGGGTCTTGCTTACGCACCAAGGTACGCGGTGGGGTAGGGGGTGAGTCAAACAATGAAGGCTGTATTTGTGTGTGATCCATTTCACTCTCCTTTTTTTATGTCCGTTTAGTTATTGTTTGTGTGCTCTGTTTCCGCATACCGAACCAACAAATCTTTTAATGTTTTTACAATGCGTAAACGATCTTGAAAGTTAAGTAACTCGTATTGCTTAGCGGTTGGAATCATTTTTGGACTTTCCTTTTTTTCCATTTCCATATCCATGCCTGTTGTTTTTTACTGAATTTCCATTTGCCGTAAAACTGTTTCATTGCTGTTCTCCTAACGCTTTGATCGCTTTAATCCCGTAATCAAGGCCAGCAAGATAGTCGTTTGGTGCTGGATACTGGATTTCCATTTCGTAATGAGCCTCAATCGCTGTTACTGCGTCACGCAATGTCGCTGCTCGCACCTTGGCGATCACTGAGCACGCGACGCAACTCTCTGCTGGCGTGGGAATGATCTGTTTGTACAACTCAACACAAAGTGGGTCGTGGTTCATTGCTGCTCTGCTTCTCGTAATGAGTTGACCATTTCAATTGCTTCCTGTAACGCTTGCTCACGACCGACTCTGTAACCCATCTCATCGCCATCAAACTTACCGTTGGCATATCCTTGCTGGTATCCCAACTCAAACGCCTGCTTAGTATCAATGTTCATTAAATTCTCCAATGCTTTTGATTGAGTCCCTAAACCATTCAGGCATAGGCGTACTCTCCAGCGACCTATCACCTGTCATCTGTTCATTCCATTGTTCATCTCGCTGTTTCTTCCAAGCCTTCACTACTGCCTCTGGGTAAAGAAGTTCAGAAGATTTAGCGTAGTGATCTGTCACTACCTTCTGAGCGAACTCATACGGCATTGACTGACAGTGCTCATTGAGGAGTGATGACCATGCAGCGATGCGTACTTCATTTACCTGACATCTTGGATCCAGCCCGTTGATGTAGGCAATGAGTTTCGTTACTCCAATGAGTTCCATGATGCTCCTTCTATCGCTCGTGGAATATCTGCTTGCACTGCTTGCATAATTAGCGATGCGACGTATTGGTCATGGCTTTGTCCTTTGGTTCTCTCTGTTTCCCTCACAGGTAGTGGGTCATCGTCCCATCCTCCACGATTCAACCATGTTGCAGGATGCGGTGTAAAGGCTTCTACGCGATTGGGGTCATCTCTGAGTCTCCAAGTGCCATGAAGGATAGTTTGCCCCTCCACGGACTTCCTAGCGGCTATGTAAGCACGTTTGGCAGCAGCCTTACCTACTCTTCGTGGATAAGTTTCCCAAAACTCATTGAAGTCACGCTCAACTTGTTGAGCAAGAGTATTTGACGGTTTAATTGATGGTTCTTTACGGTTACTAGGGGAGGGATTTGGGGAGGTTGCCGTGCCCACTTGGGGACCGTCCCCTGCCCACTTGGGGACCAAATCATTTGGGGATGTCAACAAATAGGTGTGAGCCTTGCCCTGACGATTAGATTCTTCAATAATTTCAATATAGCCGTCAGCCTCCATTTGCCTGACAGTCACACGAACATGCTCAACAGAACAACCAGCCCTAGCAGCAATCTTTGATTGAGAAGGCCAACACTTACCATCATCATTAGCATGGTCAGCGAGCACAACATGAACGAGTCGCGCTTTACCCTCATAAGGTGAGTGGTCTAAAACCCAAGACATAATCTTGATAGACATTTAATGCTCCTTGTCACAATAGACAGGAGGTCATGTACACTTTTGCATACACAGCGCAACCTGTGTCGTACCCCTCGGCAGACCGTCATTCTGCGCGAGGGGCTTCAACATAGCAGCCCGACTTCTCAGTCACAAGAAGTACGAGTGAGCCTTCCCTAATAAGACATATGTCCTATTAGAACGGTGGTGGTGAAATCTCTTGCGCGCCAAGACCAGAGACGGCTGCCTGCACAGGATTACCTGAGTCAAGCGCACGTTGTGTCTTAGCGGTAGAGAAACGGGTAGAGACACCAACAGAGTCAGCATTAATCTGAAACACTGTCTTCTTCTCACCCTGTGACTCATATTCGCGCTGCTTCAATTTGCCTACAACAATTACTGAATCACCCTTAGCGATTGATTCAAACAAATGTTCTGCACCTTGATTTACCAGAATGTCAATGTAAAGAGGATCACCGTCGGAATATGCACCGTTAGCGTCCCTTACACGATCCTTGGCAACACCGCGTAATTTGAGCCAAGCCTTACCATTGTCACTGAATTTAATTTCAGGTTCTTTAACAATACCGAACTCACCGTTAATGATTGGCAACATTTTAATCTCCTAATAGATGTGTATTTATACGGTCACTGATGCTCTCGTAATGTGCCTTCAACAATGGGGCAAAGTGTTCGAGTCGCATACCGACCCAAGCATCCGCAACACTGTCAAGGTCATGATCGTACCGTATAGCGATGGGTATACCTTGATTGCCCCCACGAATATGCTCATGCCAGAGCATTAATTTCCTTGCCGTAGTGACAGTGAAATCGTATGGTGGCGGTGCTTCAACTGTGGTGTTGTTCCAATAGAGAGAGGGAATACCAGTGCTTCCTGTGAGGTAGCGACTGATAGCCCTCCCTTTATCGTTACGGCTCACCCAAGCCACCTGATATAGATGTCTGAGTGGTTGTCACCTGTTGATCGTGCTGTTATTTCCCAATGCAAATCCATATACAGTTTTTTAGCAGAGTCAGGCCCAGATCGTAGTTCTTCTGGTAGAAATGCCCCATATGTACCACGGCGAATGAAATGCGCCACTGCTGGCGTGTAGTTGCCTACAAGTGCCCACTCACCACGATTCTCAGTAAGAAGTTCCACCACTGATACCCATTTGGTAGACAGTGATCGCGCTGGCTTTGATGGAGGTTCTTTGAACTCAATCATTACGCAATCCCTACTTCAATATTGTCCCAGCCCACTGATTGAGTGGCCTCGCTTAGAACTTCATCCGAATCAAAATACACATCAGGATCATTAGTAACCAGATCATTAGCGGCATTTTGACTTACGGCACTAACAATCAATGTTTTGTAAGTAGTCATGGTTCCGCTTACTTCAACTTCAACTTCAAATTCTTGCTCAATACCAGTAAGGTATACACCGTAAGGCGCAACGATCCCATCAATAAGATGGCCCCACTTCTCATTAAGAGCAGGATCGTCTAAATCCATAATGAATTCGTTAGCGTACTCATTGAATTCTTTAATAAACTTAAACAATTCAGCGGCACGAATCATTGATTTGTTTAATGCTTCGTGCATTTCTGTGAGTTCTCCACGCAATTCTGTATCTACCTCAATTGCTACTGAAGACGGCATTACTTCTGCACTATTAAATGTATTCATGACTCTCCTTGTTCAATCAGACAGATGTCTCATTAGATCCGTATGTTTTGGCGAATAGGTTGATTGCTGACATAAGAGCGCCCATTACTAGATTCTCTTCTGGCTCAGGGATGATTTCTCCCGTTGTAAAATCAATTACATTACTCATATATCTCCTAGTTGTTAGTTACATCTTATATTAGTGGACTATCAGAAGCAAGCAGGCTAACCTCCAAATATGGCAAACAGATCAGAACTAGCGAGATTCAACCGTCAAGCAAAACCACAACCAAACGGATGCTGGCTATGGATGGGACAAGCCGGAACCAAAGACGGATACGGCAAATTCAAACCAAGCGCAGGACAACCAACAGTCATGGTTCACCGATGGGCCTATGAAACATTTGTTGGACCAATCCCAGACGCACACCAGATTGACCACAAGTGTCACACAGAGGATGAAGGATGTTCGGGTGGGCCGGACTGCAAACACAGGAGATGCTGCAACCCAGCCCACCTAGAGCCAGTGACAGCGAGTGAGAACATTCTCCGTCAAAGGCACTACGGCAGATCCCGTACAGAATGTCCCAAGGGACATCCATACGACGGGGTGAACCTGATCGTAGGTAAAGATGGCAAGCGGCGATGTCGTGAATGTGACAAGGCGCGCAAGCGTAAGTCAGTCGTTATAGACGACGGCATCATTTTCGATAGCCCAAATGAGATAGATACAGTCCTCTAGCGCGGCCTTCTTACCATTCATTGAACGCTTATAGGTCAGCCCAGTTAGTGGCTCGATAACATTCCTGATCGCTAACTGTGCCCCATTACGGGTTAATTGAAACTTCCCGTCATGCTTGATATAGATTTCAAGAGCAGACTTAGCGGTAAGAAGACGTAGACGGGTGATTGCTAGCGGCCCACTGTGCAATGCGCCTCCATCACGAAACTCTGCCATTGAACCATCAGCGTATAGAACTTCAGTGCTCATGACATTTGTCCCATCTTCATATTGTTTTTATTGCTCGGATATTTGCGGCAAGGTGCGTCATCAATCCATGACTCATGTTTAATATCTGTGCTGCTAATTTCAGGATGTGCCCTAAGGAATGATGGTGCTTCGCAATCCTGTTCAAGATAGATAGTCCAGCCCTTTTGAAAGCCGTAACCTGTGCCATGATCTATTGCGTCAGGATAGTCAGCGATAGGTACTTCAAGCCAAGCATGACCAGCGTCAGTATGAAAAATTAACATTACTTCACCTCGTCTAGTACGTAAGGGATAGGGGTCTCGTCATCGTTAAGTTCCAAGAGAGCCAACTCCAGCGATGACGCTAATTGGTATGCCTCTTCTTTAGTAAGGTATACCGAACAGTGGTTGGTGAGTGTGATACCGATTGACCATCCGTTAGATGATGGCTGGTCTAATGGTGCTGCTACAAGCATGACGGTTTTGGATACCGATTCGCTGCTCCAACTTTGGTAAATGTACATGTGATTCTCCTTTTCTAATGAGACATATGTCCCGTTACATATTCATCTCTGCGGCACCAACATGAAGATAGTTAGCAGTCCACTCGCCGCACTCAGCCATGACTGTAGATAGGCAACAGTTAATAGCGTGATTTTTACTAATAGCGGCTGCCCATGAGGTGATACTCATGTGGTCGTATGTGAATACCACTATAAACATGCGTTCTTCTGGCATGTCTTCAATGTTTGGTAGTTTGCCCATCATTTGATCTTTCAATTTACCCATCGTAATCTTCTCCTGTCATTTCCTTATAGCAATAGCGGCACACATACATTTCTCGTGGATCTACAGCAATCCATGTATCTGCTAATTCTTTACGGCAAGCGTCACAATATTTAATCTTTGGTTCTGTTGGTTGACTCATAGCCCCTCGATCCATCCTGCTAAACCCATTAATAGTAGGAGCACACTGATGCCGATTAGGGCTAGCGTGTTGCCTAGTAGCCTTTCACCACGCTTGGTCAGACGCAAGTCATTCATCGCCTCACTCCACGGGCAGCGTCCATGTCCCAATCATTAAACAATTCAAGGATCGAGTCAGCGAAGTCAGGGCAATAGACCCACTTAACCGCTGGATCTGAATACCAAGATACTTCTACCTCGATGCCGTTGCTTTGGACATGGAGCCAAGCATTAGGGCCACCGAAGGCTACGAGTAGCGACACACTAAACAATTCGCCACTGCTGGAGTAGGTGCGTCGCAGGTCTAGGACATCTGAAACAAATTCGTATGGGTCACCTGTTTCTGATGCTTGAAATACTGTGTCGGCTAGGTCTTGTGCGTATTCTTTTGCGCTGTTGTCGCTCATGATGTTCTCCTGTGTTAATAAGACATGTGTCTGATTAGTTTTTGTTTCCCCGACTTACAAGATAAATATTACCCTATATCGTCCACAGATGCAAGTCCTATACACAATGAGACATGTGTCCCATTACCAAGTCACGCGACCACACACACCAGCCACACGACCACGCGAAGCGACCACGCCCAGCGACCAAACTGAGCGACCACACATAGCGGTCACAAGAAGTAGGGGTTAGGAATTTTGGGTTTGGAAAATTTTGGCACAAAAAAAAGCCCGACCCCGAAGGGCCGGACTCTCTTTCGGTAGGGGCTATGCGGCCTCTACTTTGTCCATGAGCGCGTTGGTGATGGTGACTAGCGTTGCCTCGTAGGTCTCTAGTTCTGCTCCCGTGAACTTGCGTCCTATGAGTTCCTTGATGACATCGACCGCGAATCCTACCGCGTTGGCGTTGGTGTTGGCGCGTACCCATTCCATAACGGCGGCCTTGTCGGTCAGGTCAGCCTTTGGGGCCTTGGCCTTGGCAGGCTTATCGGCGGCCTTCTTCTCGTCGGCTGTTTCCTTGTTAGGGACCGAATTAGTGGCAGGCTTGCGGAAGTTCTCTAGTCGCGTGAGGGGATCAGTCTTAGATCCGGCTTGGGTGATATGTGCGACTTCTTCGGCGTTGATGCCTTGGCCCACGACTGTGCGAACTTTCATGATCCAAGTGGCGCGGTCCTCGTCCATATCGGCAGGACGACTAGCGACGATAGCGGCAACGAATAGGAGCCGTTGAACCGACTTGCTAGCGGCGGCAGGTGCTGTCCCGTATTCGGCTTTGAGGTCATCCCAAGCGGCTTGAACTTCTGCCGTCTTGCGGCCCTTAGCACCCAAGCCTTGAGGGGCCAGGTATGCCACTAGACCGGCGGCATCGTTGTTCATGTGTTCCGCGAACTTGCTACCCATAGCGGCGAGAAGAACTAGCGACTGATCTGCTGTGACTGTGTTGGTGAATGTACTCATGATGTTACCTCCTGTTATGGGTGCACCCGTCGTGCAACCTCATGAGACCACAGTACTCTCATCGGCACCTATATGCAAGCCCTATCTTTCCGGCGTGTCATCCCCCCATATATCGCTAACAAGACAGGTGTCTCATTAGCCCCCTCACCCCTCGCACCCATAGCGGCAAGGCATTACATAGAAGCCCCCTACAGGCACTAACAACCTCCCCACCTCCCCCCCTGCCCCCGACCCAAACCAAGGCCCCCACCTAGTCTCATTCTGCACACCTACACGGGGTAGGGGTATGCGGTGTTCTGTGAGGAAATCTATGACGGGGGGTGTGCCCGAAGGCCGCCCGGGGGAGGGGTATACATATGCTCTGGTCCGATTCCTGTCATACAGCCACTTGGCTCCACTACAAGGTCCACTACAAGAATCCTTGTGCTCCACTACAAGTAATGTTATGCTCCACTACATGTCTAAGAATGATTATAGGTCCAGCAAGAAGCAGTTGAGTGTTGTGCTGGATGTGGATCTGATTGGTGCGGTGAAGTGTGCTGCTACTGATGGTGGTCTATCTGTGTCTGAGTTTGTTCGTTCTGTTCTTGCTAGGGAGGTTGGTTATGATGATAGTGGAGTTGGATCAGGAGATAGAGAAGTGTTTGGAGCGTCGGGCAGTCTTGTCGGGCAAGTCAGTGTCGGAGGTAGCGGAAGCAGTCTTGTCGGTAGTGTTGCTGGACGAAGAACTGTTGTAGTGGAGAAAAATAATTCGTTTCCTGCGGAAGGCAATACCAGTAAACCAGATTGGGCAGCGATTATGGCTGCTGGTGCTAAACCTGTCAGGCAACAGTCTGTCATTGTTGAGATTGATCCTATAGAGGACATTGCGTGAGGAAAGTTGATCTTGACCGCTGGGAGAACTATTTCAATCTTCGTAACGATGGTATCGCTGTTGAGGCTGCCGCTAAGAGGGCAAAACTTTCTGCATCTACAGCGTATAGGTTTGAACGCAATGATCCCTCTTCAGGTGGGCTTGAGGCTGCTTCAGTTCTAGGTATCAGTGTGGTGGCAGGTAATCTTGTTTCTCAACCACTATCCCTTGAAGCCCAGAAAGCCCTAGATGATTTTACTTTCTTTCGCCTGCGCTACTTTGGTCGCAAATCTCTTCCTTGGCAGGAACGAGCAGCGTATGAGGTTCTTCGCTCTATAGAAACATATGAACGTGAGTATGTGGTTATGAATGAGCCTCCGGGTTCCGGCAAGTCCACTCTGTTTACTCACGATATTCCTTGCTGGCTTATTGCTAGGGATCGCACTATCCGTATCCAGATTGGTTCCCGTACTGAGCGTCAGGCTCGGATGTATGTGGGACGTATTAAGAGGAGCCTTGAACGTGACGCACCACTCCGGGCCGACAGTGAATCGCTTGCTCGCGGCATCTCGTTTGACGCAGAAGCCTGCCTCCAAGATGACTTTGGCGGTTTCAAACCGGAAGGGCGCACAGACCTATGGCGTGGTGAAGCCCTTGTGGTCCGACAATTGGATGGCGTTCAACTCGACGACAAAGAACCGACCGTTTCGGCTTGGGGCCAAGACTCAGGTTTCCTTGGTGGTCGTTTTGATTTCGTTCTCTGGGATGACCTTGTTGACCGCAAAAATACAAAGACTGCGGAATCAAAGGAACAGTTAAGGGAGTGGTGGGACGCTGAGGCTGAGACTCGCCTTGAGCCGGGTGGCACTCTTCTTTTGCAGGGTCAGCGGATTCAGCATGATGACTTGTACCGTTATTGCCTTGATAAGAAAAACATGGATGAGACTGTCAAGTATAGGCATGTGGTGTATAAGTCCCACGATGAAGATATTTGTAGTGGAGATCATGATTCGGTACAGGCTTGGCCTAAAGGCTGCCTACTAGATCCACACCGTTTGCCGTGGAAACATCTTGAAACTCTCAAACATAACAACCCTCGCTCCTTTGCCATCATGTATCAGCAAGAAGACGGCGACATTATTGGTGGCCTAGTTGACCCAACATGGATCACAGGTGGCATTGACGCTGAAGGATACCCAGCACCGGGCTGCCTAGACAGGCAACGTGTTTTTCTTGACCCACCAGAAAACCTACTCAACGGCAACGGCTGGTCATACATCACAGTTGACCCTTCCCCTACAGAATGGTGGGGCATTATCTGGTGGATCTATGACCCAGAATCAGGCAACCGCTATATCGTAGACCTGCACAAGCGGCGCATGAACCCTGAACAGTTCCTATCGCTGGACCTCAATACTTTTGATTGGTCAGGGCTTATCCATGAAATGTACTTCCAGTCAAACGATCTTGGTATCCCGATTACGCACGTTGTGGTTGAGGTCAACGCTGCTCAGCGTTGGCTCTTGTCGCAGCCACATGTGCAGAAATGGTCAGCAATGACTGGGGTAGCATTTGTGCCACACACTACAAGTATTAATAAGCAAGACCCTAAGTATGGGCTTGAATCTATTGGTGACTTGTTTCGTCAGGGTATGATTCGTATTCCTTGGGGTGACATGACTTCTAGGCAAAGATGTCAAAATCTTATTGATGAAGCCACGCGATACCCGGATTACGACACGACTGACCTTATTATGTCTACATGGTTTGCTAAATTAGCAGTGGAGAACCACTACACTCCTCGTAGGGAAGGTTTGTATCAACTAAACCGTCCCTCATGGATGGGTTACGTTCGGAGAGGGATTGCATGAAGACTACTGACGAGATTCTTACTCTCTATAAGCAGCGTGTCAATTTTTATGGGCCTATCCATAGCAAGATGAAGATGATTCAGTCTATCTATAACGGCACTATGGAGATTCCTCTTCCTGATCTTGAACAGAATCAGATGCCTTCCACCCCTAACCTTCTTGCCGCTGGCGTAGATCAAATGGCTGGACGTATCACTTCAGTAATTCCTTCCGTACATTTTGCTTCAGTCAAGCCGGGCAATCGTGCTTCTGACCGTAATGCCCAAACTTCTTCACGCACTGTCACTGGCTGGTGGCAAGAAGACCGTGTGCCTATGAAGATGAAGCAGCGAGGCCGTCACCTTATTGCTTATGGCATGAGTCCTGTAGTTATCCGTTGGGACTATAAGGAACAACTTCCTACTTGGCAGGTCCGTCATCCTCTTGAGACTTACCCAAGCACAGATATTATTCCGGGCCGCCTAACTCCTACTGATTGCATTTTTGCGTACCGTCGTTCTGCCGGTTGGATGCGTAGCATGGGATATGGGGACAAGTTGTTCTCCCTTATGGGCAGAACTGACATACCTAACGATGCAAGTATTCTTCTTATTGAGTTTATTGATAAAAATACTACGCAACTCATTGCGGCTGGGTACAAAAACTACAACGAGTTTTCAGATAGTTACATAGAGCAAATGACTGGGCAGTCATTACGCGGTATTGAGTTAGAAAGTTACCCTAATCAGGGTGAAGAATGTCCTGTAGTTATCCCAATGCGTATTACTCTTGATACAGCGGCAGGCCAGTTTGACAATATGATTGGCATGTACTTTCAACAGGCTAAGTTGATGGCTCTTGAAGTTATCGCTGTGGAGAAGGGCATTTTCCCTGATACTTATTTGGTTAGTCGTCCGGGTGAAATCGGTCGTTTCCTTGACGGACCCCACGATGGGCGTACTGGAATGGTCAACATCATTGCTGGTGGAGACATCCGTGACATTCAATCGCAACCGGGTTACCTTACTAACCCCACTATTGATAGACTGGAACGAAATCAGCGTGTCACTGCTGGTATTCCAGCGGAGTTTGGCGGCGAATCCAGTACTGGTATCCGTACTGGTCGCAGAGGCGACGCTGTACTTTCCGCTGTTATTGACTTCCCCGTAGCAGAAGCACAAGAAGCGTTTGCTTATTCTCTTGAAGAAGAGAACGAGTGCGCTATTGCTCTTGCTAAATCGTGGGCTGGAGATGTTACTAAGACTATTTTTGTTGGCACTGGTAACGCTAACAGTCCTGTTACTTACACTCCTAATGAAACGTTTGCTACTGATGAACATGTTGTTTCGTATCCGGCTTCAGGTAGCGATATTAACTCTCTCATTATTGGTATTGGGCAGCGTGTTGGTCTTGGCATTATGTCTAAGGCAACTGCCGCCACTCTTGATCCGTACATTGATAACCCTGAGCAGGAACATGACTCAATCATTAGTGAGGGTTTGGAACAGGCTCTTATGGCTGGGTTGCAACAGCAGGCTACATCGGGCGCTATTCCTCCGTTGACTCTTTCTAAGATTATGAATCTTGTTAAGTATGACAAGATGGAACTTGCTGAGGCTTTGAACAAAGTTACTGAGGATGCTCTTAAGGAGCAACAGAAGGCTCAGGAGGCTGCTGGCGCTACTGGTGGCCCTCAGGATCCAACTCAGATGACAGCGGATCAGGCTGCTGCTAATGGAACTGTAGCGGCTATGGCTGGTCCTCAAGGTGCGGCTGGTATGTCTCCTATTCCGGGTGCTTCTCCGGGTCAAGAAGGGCTTAGCCAGTTGATGAGTACGTTGCGCCGTCCTACACAAACTGTTCAACCAATGCGCGGTGTTGGACGGGGGGCAATGTAATGCCTCGTGGTGGCAAGCGTGAAGGTACTCCCGGTAAGGGTTATGCAAATCGTACAGATTTAGGTATGAAAATGGATGAAAGCAAAGACACTGCTGCTGCTGGTGGCATAACTGCACCTGCTGGTTCTGCTCCTATGCAGTTGCCTATCTATCCAGATCAGACTCCTAACCTTTCTGACCCCACACAGCGCCCTAATGAACCTGTCACTACTGGTCTTCCTACTGGCGCTGGTGCTGGTCCTGAAGCAATGACTGGTTTTGATCCTCGTATTCAAGAAACACAAGCATTAAAAAAGTGGATACCATTACTTGACCCAATTATGAATCGTCCCGATACACCTGACAGCGTGAAAATTCTTATCCGCTACATAAAGGGAAGTTAATATGTTTGTGCGTAACCTTGATGCTTTTACTCAAGCCTTTGGTGTGCAACATGCTCCAGTAATTTTTGCTCTTTCTAACGCTAATTGGCCTAGTGATGAAGATAGGAATGAATTTATTTTTAATCTTACTGGTGTAAGCGTTAAGGCTAAGGGTTCATATGTCCAGCAATGACACAACAAAAAAGCCAGTTAAAAAATCTACTGAGGTAGATTGGAACGCTATTTCAGAAAAGAACATTTCTAGTAAGGGATGGTCTCTTTCTGATTTTGGTGTTCCTTCTGCTACATCTTCTACTGGTATTGCTTCTGCTCCTGTTGCACCTTTAGGAAATGCTGCTTCTACTCTTGCGTCTAACTATGTTTCACCTCAAGATCAAGCAAAAATGACGGCTGCTTTGCAAAATCCTAAGCAGGCTAAAGCCGCTAGTGGACCTATTGCAGCGGCTACTGGTTTTCTTGCAAACCTTTTTGATTTTACTGACACTCAAGACAATCCCGTTGAATGGGCTTGGGATGGCATGTGGCGTTCTCTTGGATGGGGTTACGACCGTATTAATCAAGGTGCTTCGTGGGCTGTATCGGCTGCTCCGGGTGGTGTACAAACTTTTAATTGGGATCAGGCTGGACAAATTTCTTACGGTCAGGCTTCTTTAGCGGCTGGTGCTAAGAATGTGCAAGAACAAGGTGGTTTAGTAGGTTCTGCAATGAACTTAATTACTAACCCATTTTCTTTGCTGGGTGGTTTCCTTGCCGGAACTAATTCTGCTGGTCCTCTTGGTGACAAAAACTTTGATATTACTGATGCTGGTATGCGTAAGGCTGCTTTTGAAGATTCAACTGTTGGTAAATGGGCTTCTGGTCTTTCTGATGCAGTGTTTGTTACGTTTGCTGATCCTCTTTTGTTTGCTGGTAAAGCCGCAAAGTTAAGTAAATTAAAGTATCTTGATGACACTTTTCAAGGTGAGGGTGGCGCTGCTCGCCTTAAAACTACATTGACTGAAAGTCTTCCTAAACCATTTGAATTAAAAAGTCCTCCTGCTCAATTTGTTGCATTAACAACGCAAGTAGATCCTGTTACTGGAAAAAAAGTTTTATCTGCTGGACAAATTGCTCAACGTCTTCGTGGTGCTACTGGTGTTGAAACTATTGCTGCTGCATTGCACGCTAATACTAGCGGAGAAGAAATTGGACAATTAATTCTTCGTCATGGTTTTGGTGATCCTGAAGCGGCTGCTGAACTTATGGTTAAACGTCCTTCTATTGCTATGCCTATTGCGCGTCAACAACGCCAGGCTGTTATGGACATTCTTGATCGTGATCCTGCTCAACGTAAATCATTGATGGATGCTGCTGCTGCTGCTGAAGCAAAAATTACTAAGTTGTTAGAAAATGCTAAAGAAGGTACTCCTGAATACAATAATTTGTTAAAATCTAAACAACAGGCACAACGTACTTTTGAGGCTGTTGATAATGGGACGCTTGGTCAACTTGATGATATGAGTGATCCGACTTTGCAAGGATTGTTAAAAGAAGAATTTAAGGATCAAATTAATAGTGATCCTGCTCTTCAAAAGTTTTTTCTTGATGAACAAATGCGTATTAATACTACTAATTTGTTTGCTGGTTCTAAGCGTGGTTTTTCTGTTGATAATGCGTTTGGTCGCCGTGTAGAAGCGTCACGAATGAAGCGTTCTACTACTGCGTATGAAATTGCTGCTGGGCGTGGACAATTTTATAAGACTGGCAAAATGATCACACTGGAAGGTGGAGATCAAATTGAAGAAATTAAAAAAGTTAGTCTTCTAAATAAACAAGGTTGGTCAAAAGACGCATTTGGTCGTAATGGTTTTAACCGAGGTATTAACATTTTGCGTTGGATGGGTGAAGAAAATCCTTCTGGTTATATTAATACTAAAGGTGCAGCGGCAATGGGTTCGTGGAGAGAACTTAATGCTGTATTGAATGATATTGATATTTATTCTGGTCCTGCTCGTATGGTTAAATTAGGAACAGAAGATGCTTTCCCTGTTGGCGGAAAAGTTCGGCGTGAAGAACTAATGAATATGTATATGAATGCATTAGATTCTTCTACTGCTGGTACTGAAGCAGCACAAGTTGCTCTTGCAACCATTGAAAACCATATTTTTAATGATCTTTCTGCATGGCATGGTTTGACTAAAAATGCTGCTGAAGCATTACAAACTAAAGCAATGACTCATCGTGATCAACTTGTGCAAAATATTAAAGACACTGGTTTTTGGATTGATCCAATTACTAAAGAAAAAAATGCTGCTCCTTGGCTTGAGTCACAATTGCAAAACGGTACTTACATGATTAACTACAAGGCTCTTAATAAGCAGTTGCGGTTGCATGAAGAGTCAGGGCTTATCAAAAAGTTTGATGAGGCTGGATCGTATATTGGTCAAAATGCAAAAGATTTTTATGATGCGTTTAATGAAATTTGGCGACCATCTGTTTTGCTTCGTTTGGGTTATACGCAACGTAACGTAATGGAAGGTTTGTTTCGGGCAACGGCTTATACGTTTTCTCTTGATCCCTTGCGTTATGCAGCGGTAGAAACATTTAAGAATATTCCTGCTAATGCTTATAGCCGTATTACTTTTGGTAGAACTCTTCGTTCTGCTGAGGCTAGTGCTACTTTGCGTAAGGCTGGGCAAACTGGTATGCCTATGCCTAAGAATTATGTTGCTTGGCTTGATCGTGAAATTAATGCTCGTGATGCTGACATTGCAAAGTTTAATCAATTTGTTGAACAGCCGGGTAGATTTATTGAAGATGTTAATCGTGAGTCTCGTGATTTTATGTTGGACTTTTATCGTTCGCAAGAGAATCATTTGCAGTCTAAAATTGAACGGGCAAAAGAAGCAGGTGCTACTGCTGAGGAAATGAAAAACCTTACTGACGAATTGACTGCTGCTGTAGATAATAAAATTCGTGTTAGTAAAATTAAAAAGTTTCAGTTGGAAGATTATCAAAAGCAAGTTGATAAAATTCAGCGTTCTCGCAAAATGACTGAAGAACAAAAGGCTGCTGCTATTAGTGAGATTGATAGCGGCAATAGTGAGATGCTTGCTCTTAGTAATTCTGTGCTTGATGATATGCAGTTAATGCGTACTGTGCTTGAGGATTCTATGCGTCGGCGTATGGATCTTGATGATCCGGTTGCTGCTTTGTCTGCTTTCCGTCAGCAGGGTGCGGCAAAGATGCGTGTGCATAATGGAACTATTGTTGCTCCTGATGGGACTGTTCTTCGTGCAGCATTTAATAGAGATTCGTCTTACACAAATGTTGCATTGAATAACTTGTCGGCTGATGCTACTACTCGTTCTATGTCGGTTAGTTCTGCTAACAGTATGGGTAATGCTTTTCGTGTTCACCGTATGAAAAATTATGTAAATGTTAAGCCGGGTGACAAGAATTATTTTACTGGTGTGGCTTCTGCTTTGCGTCAGGTTAAATATTCTGAAATAGGCCAGATGGCTATTGACGGATCTAGTGCTGAAGATATTGCTAAGTTTTTGCATACTGATGCTTCTGGTAAACAAATTCTTGAGTTTATTGTTAATGGTGAAAATAGGCAGTTAATAGAAACATATGCTGCTCGTAAAGTTGAATTACCTGAGGCTGCAAAATTTCGTCCAGATTATGAAGAAGCATTAAATATTGCTCAACAAACCCTTGACCGTTATTACACTCTTGCTCCTAGCCCAGAGTTGCAAAATTACATGAGAACTATGGTTCCTGATGATAGTTTTAATGGAGATATTGTTCAAAAGTTTTTAGATAAAACAGATGCTTCAGGCCAGCCTCTTTATGATTTGCAACAAGTTGTTGGTCATATTGCTGAAGATCTTGGTTCGTCTACTGTTAGAGAAACAATTAATAAGTTTACTTCTACTGGCATGAAATGGCTTGGCACTCTTCCTGAAGATGCTCTTGTTCGTGCGCCTTTCTACGGCAAGCGGTATAAAGATAGTTTGCTTGAAATGATTGGTACTCTTCAAAGCAGTATCGGCAAAGATGTAAAAATTACTATGCGGCAATATAATGAGTTAGAGAAGCAGGCTCATCTTCGTGCTCTGAAAGATACTAAGGAGTGGATGTTCACTATTGAACGTCGAACTAACCTTGGTACTTATGGCGAAATTGCTATTCCGTTTATTAGTGCTACACAAAACTCTATTACTACCGTTGGTCGTTTGCTTTGGAACGATCCTTCTATAGCGGTATTAATGACAGATCTTTGGCGAGCACCTAGCAAAATGGATCTTACAGATGAAAATGGAATGATTCATATTCCTATTCCGCATGATTTTATTCCTGACAGTCTTGAAAAAGTTTTTGGTATTGAAAACCAATTGGATTGGTCTTTTAATCCTAGTCAAATTAACTTAATTGCTCCTCAAATGGATCAAGGGACTTTGTTCCAATTTGGTCCTACTGTTGCTATTCCTGCTGGCATGTTGATGCAAAACAATTTCCTTATTGGTCCTGATGCACCGGGTTTGTTTGTTATGGCTCTTGGTCAAGATAAAGCCAATAGTCTCTGGTCAACTATGAAAGACTATACGTTTGGTCCTAGTGGTTCTCCTAGTATGGATATTACTGGTCAGTTGCTTCCTGCTTGGATGAAGCGAGCAGTGGAAATTTGGCAAGGTGAGGGTAGCGCTACTTACGCTAAAACCTATTACGCTAATTTTGTTACTGAACATTTGAAGTATCGGGCTGGTTTACGCGCTGAAGAACCTACTCCAGATGAAGTTACTAGTATGACTAACAATCTTACAATGGTTAAATTGTTGAGTAACCTTGGTGCTGCGTTCCCTCCAAGTTATGTTTCAAATTTGCAACCTTTTGTTGATGAGTACATAGCGTTAAAAAATGATCCTGTTCAAGGTAAAGATGCGGATCAATTGTTTATGGCTAAGTACGGTGATGATTTCTTGATGGCTGCTAACCTTGGTATGACTAAATCTTCCGCGCCTAGTGTTACTGGAATGGTTGACAAGGCTAGTAAGTACAGCGGTTTAATTCAAAGCATTTCTCCTGAACTTCAAAAAGCAGGTGACCTTTCTGCTTTGTCTATGTTGTTTAGTGATAATCCTCAAGATGTGTTTGATGGTGCTATTTATTCTTGGCAGCAAGCAAATGCTATTCCGGGTGTGAGCACTATGTATCGTGAGTCTTTGACTCCTGAGGAAACATTTTTGAATAGTAGTATTAATGCTGGTTGGGCTAAGTTTACTAAATTTACTAATCAGTTAGATGCTCGTTTGGCTTCAATGGGATTGCGGTCTTATTCTCAAGCGCCTTCTTTGCAGGCTGAAAAAAATGCTTTCTTGGATCAAATGAATAACGATCCGTTGTATCGTGGATGGCATAATACTTATGTAGAACATAGTGGAAGTATGGCTAAAAGTTCTGTGTTGCTTATGCAGACTGCTTTGCAAGATCCTACTTTTGTTGCAGATCATAAAGATTCTCCTGTTTGGCAAGCGGCTGCTGAGTATTTGAATGGTCGTGCTCAAATTCTTAATGCTTTGAAATCTCGTGGTGGTGGGTCTATTACTTCATTGAAGAATCAGGATCTTGCTACATGGTGGGATAGTTACCGTGGTGCTCTTAAAAATGTTAATGGTTGGGATACTTTTGCTAACCGTTTCTTAAGTGCTGATAATGATCCATCTAACCCGGGTGTTTCATATGGCGACGTTATTAGTGGAGGTTAATTATGGCTACGGGTAATGAGGCGCAAAAGGCTGTGGCTGGCTTGTCACCATTAACGTCTGGTGGTACTGCTGGTCAAGGTCAAGTGCCAAATGTGGGTAATCCTATTAATCCTTTGGTTAATGTTATTATGCGTCTTGATCCTAATGGACCGGCGCAGCAATGGAATATTTCTACTGCTAAAAATTCTTTTTCTATTCTTCCTCAGTCTTTTACTGCTCCGCTTATTGCAGCAATGGATAAAGCGTATGGTAAGGGTAACTATACTCATCAAGATTTAATTAAGGGCTGGCAGAGTGCTGTAGATCAGTCTGCTCAAAGGTTGCAAGTTTATGGTCAACAAATTACTCCTGACCAAATTTTTACTAGAATGTTGGGTAATCTTGCTGCTAATGGTTTAACTGCTGGTGGCACTGCTATTGGTAATGGTGCTGGCGGCACTTCTCGTGCTACTCAAAAGTCTGTAAATCTTACTGATCCTTCAACTGCTCGTGGTCTTATTGATAATGCTTTGAGTCAACATCTTGGTAGGCAGGCTAATCCTCAGGAGCAGGCTGCTTTTCTTAAGGCTTTGAACGTTCAACAGCAGGCTTCTCCTACTATAACTGAGCAAACAACTACTACGTCTGGAAGAAATTCTTCTTCTACTTCTCAGACTACTGGTGGCTTTAATGCTTCTACGTTTGCTGATGAGTATGCTGCTGGACAACAAGGCGCTGGAGAATTTCAGGCGGCTACTACTTTACTTGATTCCTTTATTGGCGCGTTAGGAGCGAAAGTCTGATGGCTGTTACACCTGCACCTAAGAAACCTGCTGTTAAAAAATTAACTGCTGCTCAAAGAACTGCTCAGGCTAACGCTAAGGCTGGTGGGTATAAGGATGTTAATCTTGATGGCAAGGTTGATGTTGATCCTTTAACTCGTAGCGAGATGGCTGCTCAGTATCAGTCTGCTATTGGTCTTATTTATTCTGTTCCTGAGATTAGTGACATTTTTGATAAGGCTGTTAAGCAACAGTGGGTTGGGCAAGATGGTGTTAACAAGTTTAATGCTGCTGTTCAAAACTCTAACTGGTATCGCACTAATGATCAGTATGCGCGTAAGGCTTGGGCTGCTGAGAACTTTGGCAAAATTGATGGTAAGACTTCTGCTGATTGGAATGAGAGTCTTAAGACTGCTGAGTTGGCTGTTCAAAAGGCCGCTACTGATCTTGGTTCTAATATTACTCCAGCACAGATGGCTGGTCTTGCGCGTAGGTATGTGTATGAGGGTTGGGGTGAGCCGGGTCGTCAACAGTTAATGAATACTGCTTTGGCTGGGGATATTGGTTCTCTTCCTGATGATCGTGGCAAGATTACTTTAACTGGTGCTTCTGGTGGTTTGGCTGATGATCTTAAAAAGGTTGCTTCTGCTAATGGCATTAATTACAGCGATAATTGGTATCAGTCTGCGGCTAAGTCTGTGGCTTCTGGTTTGACTAATGCTGCTGATTGGGAGCGTGATGTGCGTAATCAGGCTGCTGGTATGTGGGGTGTTTATGGGGATAAGATTAAGGCTGGAGCAAATGCTTATGATCTTGCTTCCCCGTATATTAATGTGATGGCTCAGGAGTTTGATATGGACCCTAGTCAAATTACTTTGAATGATGGTCATATCCGTAATGCTCTTATGGGTGTTGATGATCAAGGCAATCCTGTGTCTAAGTCTTTGTGGGATTTTCAAAAGAGTCTTCGGGAAGATCCTCGTTGGATGCAGACTAAGGGTGCTTTGGATGAAGTTTCTAGTACGGCAAATAGTATTCTTAAAACCTTCGGATTGGCTGGCTAATGTCTACTCCTACATTTGATGCTCGTGAGGCTGCTCTTGCTCAGGCTTCTGGCGATACTTCTTTTATTACTATGGCTAATGCTGGGATTAATACTCCTGTAGCGGCTGTTGCTTCTACGGGTAGTAGTACTGGCGATGGTACCGACGGTGAATCTGATTGGGAAAAACAAAAAAAATACTACGAACAAAAAGATCAGGCTAATACTCTTGGCGCAGTTAAAAACGCTTTTAGTCAGTATGGCTTGGCTTCGTTATATCCTAAAATTGAACAATATGTAAAAGCCGGGTATAACGCTGATACTATTGCTATTCTTCTTAGAGAAACGCCAGAGTACAAAACTCGGTTTCCTGCTATGTCGTCACTAGCCGCTAAAGGTCGCGCTATAAATGAAGGCGACTACATTGCATATGAGAGAGGCGCGGCTGCTCTTGAACAACGGTACGGTCTTCCTGCAAATATGCTAATGAACAATGTCACTAATCTGCTCACTAATGACGTTTCTACGGCTGAACTTAATGACCGGGTAGTTCTTGCTGCTGCTGCTTCTATTGAGGCTCCACAGGCCCTTAAAGACCAGTTTAAGCAGTTCTATGGCATTGACCAAGGCGGTTTGGCTGCATACTTCCTTGATCCTGAGGTAGCGGCTCCTCTTCTCCAGAAGCAATTTGCTGCTTCCCAGATTGGCGCTGAGGCTACTGCTCAAGGTATTGGTCTTGATGTTATGGGCGCTGAGAATCTTCAGCAACTTGGCATTACTCAAGATACTGCTCGTACAGGGTTCTCTAAGGTTGCTGATCAGGCAAGTCTTATTACTAGCGCTGGTGATACGGCTAGTCAAAAGGATCTTATTGCTGGCAATTTGCTTGGTGATGCTGCTGCTAGAAAGAACATTGAGAGGGCTGCTGGCGCTCGTGTGGGTCGCTTCCAAGGTGGCGGTAGTTTCATTAATGACAAGACTGGCAATGTTGGTCTTGGATCTGCCGCGACACAATAACTAGGTACTTGCACTTTACTACTGAGTTATGTATATACTTTGATTGTACTTGTGATTGGCCCTGCTGAAAAGTGGGTGTGCTGGCTCAAGTCTTTCCAGTGCGGATTGGCCTCCGTTGCTGTGTATTAATTGGCTAACCATTAACCATGCTTTTAGCGACCGCTATTGGCATATCCAGTTACAAACCTCCACCAGATCCTCCCGGTTTGGTGCGTCTAGGAAAGGGAAGTGCAATGTCCACACAATATGAAGACGACTTTGATTCAGAAGAAGTTGACGAAATTCAGTCCGAAGATTCCCCTCGTGGTCTTCGTCGGGCAGCAAATAAGTCAAAGAAACTTGAATCAGAACTTGCTCAAACAAAGCGTGAATTGGCGTTCATAAAGGCAGGTATTGATCCTGAAGACTCACGAATGAAATATTTCGTTAAGGGTTATGACGGTGAAATGACTGGTGCAGCGGTACGTCAAGCGGCGTTAGACGCAGGTTTCTTGGCTCCTCCTTCAGATAATTCAGCACAGTCTCAAGCAATTCAAAATTCGCAAGAGCGAGTTATGACTGCTTCAGCCGGTGCAGTAATGGAAGACGGATCTGAAGATGCTGCTTATTCGCGTATGGCAGCAGCGATGGAAGAAGGCGGCACTCAAGCGATGTTGGAAGTTGCACGACAGTACGGCATCCCAATCGAATCTGAAATGTAAAGGAAAACATCATGCCAGCAGGTACCGGAACCGCAGGTTCCAACCAGAATGGCCCAGTAGCAGCCCCTTCGTACTCACCCGGTGAGATCGTAACTGCCGCTGGTCCACTATCCATTAACGCACCAGCCCCAATCGTAGACATCACCCTTGGTTCACAGTTTGTAACCAAGTCCTACGACTTGATGGTGTACCCAGCACTGCGTCCAGAACTGATCTTTGACCAGTTTGCTACGGTTCGCGCAACGAACACCACCCATCGCGGCGGCTCAGTTCGTTTCTCGTTTGTTGACGATATTGCTCAGCAAACAACTCCTCTCCTTGAGAACCTTGACGTTGACTCAGTTGTCCTCTCTTCAAAGGCACTTACCGTGTCAATGCGTGAGTACGGCACAGCGGTTACAAATACGGCTCTCATCCGTGGAACAAGCATGATTTCGCTTGATCCACTTATTGCTGAGCGTGTTGGCTACAACGCAGGTCTGTCAATTGACACCCTGTGCCGTACCGCACTCGATGCAACCACCATCACTTACGATGACGGCACAACCGCCACCATTGGATCTGTGGGCGATGGTTCGTCTAACCTCAGTGGTGCAATGCTTCGTCAGGGTGTTGCTCGCCTTCGTGCAGCAAATGTACGCCCTATGCGTGGCGGCAACTATGTTGCTGTTATTAGCCCATATCAGGCACAACAGTTGATGTCCGAAACGACTGACACTGGCTTCCGCTGGATGGTCGGCTATGCAGGTGGCAGTGATCCTCAGGGCAACAGCATTTTCTTGGGTGAAGTTGGAACCTACGAAGGCGTTCGCCTTATTGTAAATAACCATCTTCTTGATCAGGGTTCGGGCTACTTGATGGGTGCTGAGGCTCTTGCCAAGGCGTTCTCAACGGCTCCGGGCTTTGGTGCTAACCCTAAGACGGTTGTTTCTCCAGTGGTTGACAAGTTGCGTCGCTTTGCTTCTGTCGGCTGGTATCACCTAGTTGGCTACAGCGTGTTCCGCGCTGAGGCTCTGCTTCACATCGAAACTAGTTCAACGCTGGCTTCATAATCAGTTGTTGTCTGGTTTAATTAGATAGGTCCCTCCCTCACGCCACCCTTGTCGGGGGAGGGACCATCTCAATAATGAACTGAAGGGTAAGAAGTAATGGCTCCTATTTCTCAATCAGATACTCGCTGGGTTAAGAAACCCGGTAAGGCTGGATATGTTGAACAGATTTCTACTGGCAAAAAAGTAACTGGAAAGATTGCTCTTTCTACTACTATCGGTCAGGGTGGTAAAACGATTAACAACGTGCGTGGTGTTGCTGATTATTCTAAGGGCCGTAACGTCACTAATATGCCTAAGTATTCTGATAAAGCAAAGCCTAAGTCTCCTTCCGACGGCGGTGGTGGAAGCATGACTCCTGCCGCAAAAAAGGCTGCTGCTGTTAAATCGGCATCTGCCATGACTCCTCGTGAGGCTGCTGCTCGTAAAATTGCTGGAGCAACTCGTGCAACAGGAGCAGGAGTAGCAATGACTGCTCGTGAGCGTTCAATGCGTGCTAATAGTAGTTCTTCTAGCAAACCTACAATTTCTTCCACTCCTTCTGCTGTTGCTAAACCAAAAGCAGGATCAACTACTAAGTCTTCAGATCGGTATACCGGAAGCAAAAATCAAATGGCTGGTATTGCTGGGATGCTTGGTAAAAAAGCATTTGGTGATACTACTAGCCAAAAGCGTCAGTTGCTTGCTCAGATTGCTGCTAAGCAAAAGTCTATTAGTGATGTAAAGAATAGCAAAAATGCTTCTGCTGCTGCTACTGCTGCTGCTAAAAAGCGGGCTGCTAATGATGCTGCTGAGATTGCTGCTCTTAAAACAAAACTCCGAAACCTTAAGTAAGGAATTTATTATGGCTCCTACACCTAAACCTAAGACACCTTCTAAGACTGTTGATCAGAAGCGTAAACCTGATGGTACTTACCCTAAGGGCACAAAGGTTCCCGGTTATGCTGCTCAAAAGGGCAAGACTCCTAAGGTTCCTGCGACTAATAAATTTAGTCCTACTCGACCTGTTAAACCAGATACTCGTATTGCCGGAAAGAGGGCGAACTAATGTGTATGAAGTGTGGGTGTTCAACACCTAACGATAAGAAGAGTGGCGGTCAGGACTTTGGCTCAAACGGTGGCAGCGGTAAGGAAGTTATTGTTCCTGCTACTGACGCTACTCCGGGCGGTTATGACGGAAACAATGGCTACTAGTCTTGGTGCTGCTTTTGTCACTAAGTCATATGTAAAGAATGTGGCTAAGAATGGCAAGACGACTGCTACTCCTAAAGCAAAGATTGTTAAGGCTGATTATGGGGATGCTGGTCGTAAGGCTATGACTAACGCTATTAAGGGTTCTCCTAAGCGGAAGAAAAAGTAATGGCTACTCCGGCGTGGCAGCGTAAGGCAGGTAAGAATCCTAAGGGCGGTTTGAACGCTAAGGGTCGTGCGTCTGCTAAGGCTCAGGGTATGAATCTTAAGCCTCCTGTTAAGAAGGCTGAGGCTAAGAAGTCTCCTAAGTCTGCTGCTCGCCGGAAATCTTTTTGTGCTCGTATGGAGGGTATGAAGAGGGTGAATACTTCTGTTAAGACTGCGAAGGATCCTAATTCTCGTATTAATAAATCGTTGAGAGCGTGGGACTGTTAATGAAGAAGACAGTAAAACTTGATGGTATGAAACATACTGTTAAAAAGGTTGGCAAGAGTATTGTAGTTGACCATGCCGGTAGTAATCCTAAAAAGTGGGATAAAATTAATCTTACTAAAAAGGCTGGTGCTAAGACTGTGAAGCAGGGTGTGGCTGCTAGTCGTAAGTATCATGCTTCTGTAGCGAGTAAGAAAGGTAAGTAATGACGGTTCAGGTTCAGTTGCTTGGTAGAGGAACGTATGGTCCTCGTGTTGAGTATGGGCCTAATGTTTCTCCATTGTGGTCTTTCTTTCTTTCTCCTTCTGCCCAGAATAGTGTGTTGATTTATAACGATGGGACTGTAATAGAGGGCCAGTCGTTTGATGAGTTTCGTCAAATTCAGCAGCCTGATGTTCATACTTTTATTCTTGGTGGCACAGATTTTCGTACTGATGTGGGATCTTTTGAGTATGACGCGCTGACAGCGGCAGGTTATACTTGGAGGAACGTCTATACTGACAATGTTTACCCTGAAACGTACGATAGTCCGTACAATTCATATAATTAGGAGTATTGATGGTTGCATTAAATCTCCCTAACCCGAATAAGACTCCGGGTGATGGCCTTCCGGCTGGGGATATGAACCTCGTTATTGAGGGCATCAACACTCTTAATTCTGCTGTCACAAACATCCCTGCCGGTCCTACGGGGCCTACTGGCGCGACTGGTCCTACGGGTGCTACTGGCGCTACGGGGGCCGCGAGCACTGTCACAGGACCTACTGGCGCTAAAGGTGACGCTGGTGTTACTGGTCCTACGGGTGGTCAGGGTCCGATTGGGCCTACGGGTGCAGCGTCTACGGTTACTGGTCCTCGTGGTGAAACTGGACCTACAGGTCCGACTGGTCCAACGGGTGCGTCAATTACTGGCCCCACTGGTGCTGCTTCTACGGTGACTGGACCGACTGGCCCTACAGGTTCTACTGGTCCTACTGGTCCTCAGGTTACTGGCCCTACGGGTCCAACTGGACCTACTGGTCAGGCTGCTGCTCAAGGTGCTACTGGTCCTACTGGCCCAACCGGAGCCACTGGTGCAGCAAGCACCGTTACTGGGCCTACGGGACCTACTGGAGCGGCTGGTGCTGCGTCTACTGTCACTGGCCCCACTGGTCCAACGGGAGCCGCTTCAACGGTTACTGGTCCTACGGGACCAACCGGTGCTGCTGGTGCTGCATCTACCGTTACAGGACCAACCGGACCTACTGGAGCCGCGTCTACTGTCACAGGACCAACTGGTCCTACAGGGGCCGCTGGAGCCGCTTCTACAGTAACTGGTCCTACAGGTCCAACGGGTGCGGCAAGTACCGTAACAGGCCCTACAGGACCGACTGGTGCTACTGGTAATGCGTCTACCGTTACCGGACCTACGGGCGCAACTGGTGCAACAGGTGCAACTGGTCCAACTGGTGCTGCTGGGCAAACTTCTCTTACAATATTTGAATACACCGCTACTGCTGGTCAAACTACTTTTTCTGGTGCTGATAACAATGCTGTCACATTGGCATACACTGTTGGCAAAATTGAAGTGTTTCTTAATGGTGCTCTTCTTATGCCGGGCGACGACTATACGGCTAGTACAGGTACTTCTGTAGTATTAGTGGTTGCTGCCACTGTTGGTGATGCTTTAGCAGTTGTTGCTTTTGACGTATTCAATGTCGCTAATACTTACACAAGTTCTCAAATTGATGGCTATCTTGCATTAAAAGCAAATCTTGCTGGGCCTACCTTTACGGGTACGGTAACTATTCCAACGCTTATTTCAGAAGAACAAATGCAAATTGCTCTTTCTGACGAAACAACTGCAATCACAACTGGTACAGGCAAACTTACAATGCGAGCACCATTTGCATTAACTCTTACGCAAATCCCTAGAGCATCTGTAAATACTGCGTCTTCATCTGGTTTGCCAACAGTTGATATTAACGTTGGCGGCACATCA